GAATCATCTGCTTACCCAGCAAATCCAGATAGTGAATATGGTTGGGAAAAGCTTTTTAGTGAGCGTATGTTCTTTGCCTTTGCACGTAACTACAACCTAGACGTTCGTGTTGCACGATTCCATAACATCTTTGGGCCTATGGGTACATATGATGGTGGAAAAGAAAAGGCTCCAGCCGCTATGTGCCGCAAGGCTCTATTGGCAGATGGAGAAATTGAAGTATGGGGTGACGGTAAACAAACGCGTTCATTCTTATACATCGACGACTGCCTCGAGGCTATCATACGATTCATGCGACAAGATACTTTTGAAGGTCCAGTAAACATTGGTTCGGAAGAGCAGGTTACAATTAACCAACTTGCCGAAATGGCAATTGGTCTATCAAAGAAAGACACTGTCATTCGTAACATCGAAGGCGCTGACTTTGAAGCTAAGTATGGCTTCAGATGTCCAGTTGGTGTACGTGGACGTAATTCCGACAACCGTCTCTATCGTGAAAAGATGGGATGGGAAGTTTCTCAACCACTGCTTGTTGGTATGGAGAAGACTTACGAATGGATCTCTTCACGTTACTAAACAAAATACTCATCAAACCCAGGGAGCGGAATGTTCCCCTGGGTTTCTTATAGATAAATTACAATGAATTTGAAATACGCAGCAATTGTTCCTCTAATTGGAGGTGAAGTATTAGGTACAGCTGAAGCTCTAAATGGACAACTACCTGAATATGTACTGTCATACACCCCATTTAAGAATAACGACGAACACTACATCAATTATATCCGTACACAAAAAGGCTGGTCCGGTGATTATGTTTTCTTGGACGAAGATCCTGACTATGTAGCGCCGCATGTAGACGTTGTTCTTACAACATGCCCTTGTGCTGGATTATCAAGCTTTAGTACAACAAGCAGTGAAAACAGTGCAACCAATGATTGGATGTATCGCACTGCCGAATACGTACTTGGCACAATCAAGCCAACTGTCTTTTGGGGAGAAAACGCTCCACGATTGTATGGTAACAGCGGTAAGAAAGTAGCAGATCGTCTACATGAAATTGGTAAAGAACTTGGATACAGTCTGAATCTTTACTACACTGAAAGCCGTCTGCATGGTCTATCGCAAAAGAGACCGCGCACTTTCTACTTCTTTACAAAGAGTGATACTGCTCCTATCTTCCCATGGCATCGTAAGGAAGAAGAACCGGTTGTCGATCTATTGAAGATTCCAAAGGACGCTGAAGATCCAATGAACGTTCTTACAAACCAAGAATGTCCAACTGCAAATGCATGGGTTGCCTATAACATGGCAATGACTGGATCAAAGACAATCCGTGAATTGTCCACTCACTTTGAGAAGACAACAAACTTGATCGTGAACACCGACGGTGGATACGGTAAAGGTCTGTTAGAAGTTGCAGATTGGATGGATGCAAATGGATTCTCGCATACAGCTAATCGCGCACGTGCTATGCAGGCTAAATTGGATGATGGTAAAGGTTATTGGGCGCACGGTGTTACTCTTCCAAAAGGTAACTCCATTCCAGCATTTATTGGACCGCTTCCATACTTCCTAATCAATCCAGAGACTGAAAAGTACATTACGATTCGTGATGGTCTTCGTCTGATGAAGATGCCAGATGATTTTAATCTTGTAGGTGATAAGCCGCTCTCTAAGATTAACCACATTTGCCAAAACGTTCCAGTTACGACTGCACGTGACATGATGCTTAATGTACTTGAATATCTTGACGGCAAAACAATCAATGGAGACTGCTCGTACATCAAACAGAGCAACAAGAACAAGACAGTTGTTCGCGTTACTCTTGATGAAACTTATGCAGCAAATACTGCGGAGCTTGATGAGTTTTTCCATTTACATAAACATAAAACTGATATACAATAATAACATAATAACACATGTCATCTATACTCGAAAAATTAAAAAAGAATTGCCGAATTAAAGAAGCCGATGTTCTGTCGGAATCAGACTTCTATTCGGAAAAGGATATTACTCCTACACCAGTGCCGATGATTAATGTTGCTCTTAGTGGCAGCATTGACGGTGGACTTACCAGCGGACTAACAGTTCTTGCAGGTCCGTCTAAGCACTTCAAAACTAGCTTTGCTCTTCTTATGGCAGCAAGCTATTTGAAAAAGCATAAGGACGCGATTCTTATGTTCTATGATTCCGAATTCGGATCACCGCAGCAATACTTTGAAAGCTTTGGCATTGATACATCACGTGTTCTACATATTCCGATCAAGAACGTCGAAGAACTAAAGTTTGACTTGGTTAACCAACTTGACCAAATCGACCGTAAGGATAAGGTTGCAATCGTCATCGACTCCGTTGGTAACCTTGCAAGTAAGAAGGAACTTGAAGATGCTCTGAATGAAAAGAGCGTCGCGGATATGACACGCGCTAAGGCGCTTAAAGGTCTGTTCCGTATGGTTACTCCATACCTTACGATGAAGAACATTCCGCTTATTGCGATCAACCACACCTACCAGGAAATTGGATTGTTCCCGAAGGCGATTGTTAGTGGTGGTACTGGCATCACCTATTCCGCTGACAACATTTGGATTCTTGGACGTCAGCAAGATAAAGATGGTACCGAAATTCAAGGATATCACTTCATTATCAATGTTGAGAAATCTCGCTTTGTTAAGGAAAAGTCGAAGATCCCGATCAGCGTAAGCTGGGAAGGTGGTATCCAGAAGTGGTCTGGATTGCTTGATGTTGCGATTGATGGCGGATATGTTATTAAGCCAAAGAATGGTTGGTACATGGCAGTGAATAAGGCAACGGGAGAACCACTTACACAAAACCTACGAGCTGCGCAGACTATGACGGCTGACTTCTGGGGTAAGGTGTTTAACAACACCGACTTTGCCAAATACCTTAAGGACAAGTATACCATTGGTCTACGTGACATGATCACTGAGACTGCATCTAAGGACTTGTCCGATGATGAAATCATTGAGCAGTACGAAGAGTAATGAAAGAAGGAAAAGACTACTTGTTGGTCGAAGATGATTTACATCCAGACCAATTCCTGATACAATTAACAAGTAGCGGATATGCTGGTATCGTTTACCGTTATGGTAAAGTCAGTATAATTGAGGAAAAAAATCAGGCACGTTTGCGATTTATCTACAAAATCGAGAGCGTGCCTGATTCCCTCACACACCGCCGCGACATGCTAAAAGAAGATCCCGAATTCAATAATCATATCGGTGATATCTTAGCTGACATTATTTCAAACAACGACTACATAATAGGAAGACCACATGACTGACGTTTCAATCGAATCACTTATATTAAATAATCTTGTCAATAGCGAACCATACACGCGTAAGGCAATGCCTCACATTAAGCCTGAATACTTCACGGGCTCACAACGCGTAATTTATGAGCTGATTCTCGACTTCATCAGTAAGTACAATAAGCTGCCAAACTCTAGCGTACTTGACATTGAATTCCAAAAAAGTAATGCTGCCGTCCGTCCAGACCGACATGAGATTCTTCAGGCTATTCATGATTTTGCTACACCTCAGCCAGCCGAACATGATTGGCTTGTAGATAGCACCGAAAAGTGGTGTAAGGATCGCGCCGTTCATTTGGCTGTTATGGAAGCCATCTCGATCATTGATGGTAAAAGCGCCGATAAAGCCGAAGGAGCAATTCCAGAGATTTTGAACAAGGCGTTGAGCGTTACGTTTGACACAAACGTAGGTCACGATTACCTTGAGAACGCAGATCGTCGATTTGATTTTTATCATCACGTTGAAGATAAGATCGAGTTTGACCTTGATATGTTCAACCAAATTACCAATGGTGGTGTACCTCGCAAGACTCTGAATATCATCTTAGCTGGGTGTGTTCACCCTGATACTAAAATTGTTGTGAGGATAACTTCGCTTGCGGTTGAAAAAGAAATTAAAATCGGTGAAGTGAAAGCTTTACTCGAAAACGGTTATACACTTGAAGTTTCATCTCCTGATGGTTGGGTTAAGATATCGGATTTTATCGACAAAGGTCAATGGGATGAATACTCATTCAGTTGTAATGATAAGAATATTTCATGCAATGAAAATCATCTTTTCCAATCAACGTTAGGGTGGATGAGTGCGAAGGATATATTTAATGCTCAAGAAGTTACTTTATCAAAATTGCACTTTTTCTGTGATACTGGGCGATATGAACCTGGCACAGTCATAAAAACCGGAAAGAAGATTCCAATTGTTGATATTCACGTTGAGCATAATAACAACCGATACTACACAAATGGAATCTCCTCGCATAATACAGGCGTTGGTAAGAGTTTGGGTATGTGTCACCTTGCAGCGGCAGATCTTTCCATGGGGCGCGATGTTCTTTACATTACGATGGAAATGGCAGAAGAACGTATTGCTGAACGTATTGATGCTAACCTGCTTGACGTTCGTATTGATGAACTGAAGAACCTGTCACAAGCCACGTTCTCCTCCAAGATTAAGAACTTGTCAGACCGAACAAAAGGTAAGATTGTCATTAAGGAATATCCAACTGCAAGCGCGCATGTCGGTCACTTCCGTGCATTGCTACATGAACTTAAACTGAAAAAGAAGTTCACGCCTGACGTCATCTACATCGACTATCTTAACATTTGCGCCAGCAGTCGTATCAAAGGTCTAAGCGGAAGTGTCAATACTTACAGTTTAATCAAGGCAATTGCTGAAGAACTGCGTGGTCTCGCTGTTGAATTTAATGTTCCGATTTGGAGTGCAACACAAACAAATCGCAATGGATATTGTTTAGATCCTTTAACTATTGTTGAAACGGAATATGGTAATAAACGCTTAAATGAAATTGTGGTTGGTGATTGTATAAAAAGCAATACTGGCTTTAATGAGGTGGTTACAGTGTTTCCTAAAACAAAAAAGAAAGCATATCGTATTACGACTTCTTCAGGAAAGACTATTATTTGTAGCGCCGATCATAAATTCCCAGTCAATGATATTGATAAGTCAATTAACTCTGGATTAAAAATTGGAGATTCTTTAGTGACGTTGAACTAACACATATTATAAATAGTTATATGCCAAATAACTATAGAAAAATCTGGGAAGAACATAATCATCAAAAAATTCCAGAAGGATATCACATACATCATATAGACGGAAATCATGATAATAATGATCCATTGAATTTAGAATGCTTAAGAGCTGAGGACCACTGGCAAAGACATTATGAACAGGGAGATATTGTCGCAATAAACGGCAAATTTATTCAAGGTGCAAGTGAAGCGGGAAAAAAGGGTGGGGCAGCTGGTAAAGGGAAAACTAAAGATCATAGTAATGGAAAACTATCCAAAAGTTTAAAGGAATCATACATTAAAAGAGGCGGAAGTCCTCTTAAAGGACGCGTTTTGTCGGATGAACATATTAAAAACATTACATTAGCGGTCCAAGGCGAAAATAATCCAATGTTTGGTAAGAAGCACTCAGAAGAATCAATATCACTAATCCGAATAAATAGAGGTTCTCTTGAAGGCGAAAATAATCCAATGTTTGGTAAAACGCAATCAGATGAAACTAAACAAAAAATATCAGATAAAGCAAAAGGGAGAAAATCGAAGATGAAAGGGCGGATTAACGAAACAACCCGATCAAGAAAATACAAATGGTATAATGATGGGGTAACTTCATTTTTTATGCCAGAAGGAACGCAGCCCGAAAATTATAAACTAGGAAGAATTAAAACATGGAAGAATTGATTACAAACATAGAAGAATTAGATTATGATATTGAAATGATTGATATTGAAGTAAATGGTAACCATTTATTTTTTGCTAATAATATACTTACACATAATTCAAATAGCGATGTTGAACTTACTGATACATCTGAAAGCTTTGGTTTGCCTGCAACAGCAGACTTGATGATTGCATTCATCAGTACTGAGCAACTTGAAAAGATGAATCAGTTAATGATCAAACAGCTTAAGAATCGTTACAATGATGCCAATAACAACAAGCGATTTACGGTGGGTATTGATCGCGCTAAGATGAGGCTGTATGATGTTGCAGATCCAACCGCGAATATCATGAGCAATGACTCTTCTTCGGCTGCTCCAGTCGCGAATACGCCGTTTAGTCGAGGTGGTAATAACAATCAACGTGGTAAAACCTTTAGTGACTTTAAAGTATAAATAGACTATATGTCTACAACACTTAGCTTCAAAGGATACCTAGCCGAGGCGATTTCCTCGTCCTCCGCTGATAAGGCCGCTTTCCTTATTGCTAAATACCTCAAGAAAAAGACGGGATATACTTTCTTTCGTTATCCAGGACTTGAGGCATTTAGAAATACAAAGGGAAAAGGATTTGGTTTGCGTTTTTACACTAGTAAGAAGAATCGCTCTATTCGTTTCAACTGGATCAGTTCCACTGCCGTTGGCATGATTGGTCTAAATAGCATCGACTATTGGGACGGTATCTCCAATACACCTTACCGCATCGAATTTGATACCGAAGTTTCTCTAGTTAAGACACTGCCAATCATCGCATCCATCTTATCAAATACCAAACCTGAACTTGGTTCGTTCTACACTCTACCAGATGGCATTCCATTGGAAGAAGCCGGTGTTGTATCAGAATCCTCGATGATTCTTGAGGCAAAAGGTGGCGTTAGCGTTGAGGATATGCTTGATGGTATTCTTGACATGGTTACATTACCAAACTTCTCAAAAGGTAAAGTATATAGCGCATACAAAGGCGCTGGCATGAAGATCTTTGATCAACTTGAAATGATGTACCCTTCATTGATTGTCAAGAGCGGTACAAAGTACAGCTGGAGCGGCGCACCGAAGGATCTGCAAAAGATCAAGAAGGACAAGTCCAAATTGCTTTCCGCAATTGGTAGCGTTGAAGCAAAGGTCACCAAAGGTGCGTCCAATGAAACATATGAGCCTACAGGTAACATTGCCGACATTGAAAACAATCGTGAGCGTCTTTCGTTTGAAAAGCAGTTGCTTGACCTTGAAAACTTGCTTAAGCTAACAATCAATGGTTCTGCAAACGCAATCTTCGTTTCAGGTAAAGGTGGTGTTGGTAAGACACACACAACCGAAAAGATTCTTGCAAGCATGGGTCTGCGCGACGGTAACGGTTACTTCAAGAACACTGGTTCTGCATCAGCAGCTGGTATGTACTCGTTGTTGTTCCGTTATAAGAACAGCATTATCTTCTTCGATGACTCTGACGATGCTCTTAAAGATCAAGAAAGCCGTAACTTGCTTAAGGCTGCAACTGATACCAAGAAGATTCGTAAGCTTGTTTGGAACAAGATGGGCAAGAACGTTGTTGATAACGAAGATATGACCGACGAAGAAATCCTTGACCAAGGGTTGATTCCACGTTTCTTCGAATTTACTGGTAAGGTAATCTTTATCTCTAACCTCGATCTTGACAAGTTGGATCCAGACGGCGCACTACGCACTCGCGCATTCATTGTAAACATCGACCCAACTGAAATGGAAATCTATGACTTCATGGAAAAGATCGTTGGCGATATTGAACTTGAAGATGGTTTAAGTCTTGATCTTAAAGCACGTAAGCACGTTGTTGATCTACTACGCAAAGGTAAGAGCAAGCAAAGCGCTAACCTTCGTAAGCTATCACGTGGACTATCCATGGCAGCAGGAGCAATTGCCGCAGGCGTTGAAGTTAGTGATAGTGACCTACAACGCATGATTGAAACATACGCATAAGATGAATAAATCTCTACTAGAAGCAGCCGCCGCCAGTCTAGACAATATTTGCGAAGATGAATCGTTTCAACGTTTACCAGGACACGTTGTTAAAAATGAATTGTACATGCTGAAAAAGAAATTTGATATGATGTACGACGCATTAAAGAGCGGAGCCGATTATGATGATAAGCGTTTTACTTCTATCATCAAATCTTTGCAGGATATTCGTAAAGAGGCGAAGTCGTTTAAAGCAGGAGACGCTGTGCCTATTAGCTATAAGTAATGAAACTCATAAAAGTATACGGCTGCTCAAAAAGCCCCGCTCGTAAGGACCTAGTCCGCCGAGCAGCCGTATACTTTCTTAATGTTTTACTTCCACGTAAACGCAAGATTGAAATTGGTATTCGTGTTGAGGAAAATCTCATTAAGAATCATAGCATGTATGGATGTTGCTACCATATAACCAAGTCTCCATCAAAATATAAGATTCTTCTTGATAACAGTATGTCAGATGAAATGCTTATAGGTACTCTCGCACATGAGTTTGTGCACGTGCGTCAATTTGACAATAATGAATTGGTTTTTATGAATAACCGTAGTC